ATTTGCAAATAATGCCAATTTAATTTTATAATCAATATTACCTATTATTTTATAATTATTTGGTATAGTAAATATTGATCCTACCAATGAATTATACGTTGGTATTAATCCAAAATGAATCATATTATTATGTAACTTAGTATAAATATCTTCAATTGATTCACAACTTGTATGCAAACCATTAAAATTATTAGATAATACTTCATAGGAAAATGTAGCATGATTACCTAAATATCCAATTTTAATATTTGGTATAAATTTTTCCAAATATTTTGCTTGGATACGTTTGCTTAATTCCATTATTTTAATAAATAAATCATAATTATCTTCTAAATTATCTAATTTATAATCTGAATTAATTCTTTGTAATATACCCTTTTCTATATTACGATCTGTTACCAATTTATAAAAATCATTATTTTTTAACAAGAATTCAAAAGGATTAAAATTGAATTTAATATCTGCCACTAATTCACTCGTTGACAAACGTTTATGAATAAAACACATAACTAATGCATTATGTGTAATATTAAAGATATCATCATCAAAATTAATAATAATATTTGAATTTGGACATCGTACATTATCTGTTAATAAATTACTAATATTATTTTTATAATTATTTGTATACACACTTTGATCATATGGATCATTACTATAATCATTATTATTTAGTTTTATAATAGGATTTTCAAAATAATACAAATATGATCTTACATCTGTTATATTATCAAATATTTGTGTAATTTTTCTATTGTTTAATATCATTAATATTGTATTTGATGTAACTACATCAATACATCCATCTGTTATACTTTTACCATACGTCAATGGTTTATTTAATTGTAATTTTTGACTACCTGGGTTAATATGTGATTCAATCATAACTCCTTTAATATTATATTTATTTAATGTCATTAATTTATTAATAGAACATGCAACTAGTACTTGTTTTAAATATTCTTTCTGACTATTACCATGCGAACAATCAATAATTATACCTGTATTTATATTCTCTTTTTTTAATTCTTTTGTAATTTCTTCCAAATCTTCTTGATAATAATTTGGTTGTTTACCTCCTCGTAATATTAAATGACTATTTGGATTACCTTTTGTTGAAACATGACATGCATTACCATCATATCCAATACCTAAAAAGTGATGAGCAAATTGTGCAGAGAGTATACCATCAATTGCTTTTTTATAATCCCCATCTGTTAAATTCTTGAATCCAATTGGCATTGATAATCCAGATGCTAATTGACGATGAATTTGACTTTCACTTGTTCTGGCTCCTATTGCACCCCATGACACTAAATCAGCCAAATATTGAGGTGTTATGGTATCTAAAAATTCACATCCAATAGGTATTTCTAATTTTGTTAATTCTAATAATAATTTTCTTGCTAATTCAAGACCTTTATTAATATTAAATGTATCATTCAAATCTGGATCATAAATAAATCCTTTCCATCCATGACGTGATCTAGGTTTTTCAAAATATACTCTCATTACAATATATAAATTTGGATTATCATTTTGAAATACTTTAATGTATTGTGCATAATCTATTGCTAATTGATAATCATGAATTGAGCATGGACCAATAATTACTAATAACCTATCATCTTGATTTGTTAAAATATTTTGAATAATTTTTCTAGAATTATTAATAAAATATAAATCTTGTGTATTCAATGGATATTGTAGTATTAATTCATTTGGAGATGGCAATACATTAATATTCATAATATTCATATCATTTGTTGGATTCATTTTTTAATTTATATTAAATCTTTTTATGTTTTTATACTTAATTTGAAATTAATCATTAAGTATAAAATATCCACCTCTTTTACTTGGTTTTTTACTTTTATATATAAAAAAAATTATACCACCTATTATAATAGATATACAACATATACAACACATTAAAAATATTAATCCACCACCTGCAAGAAAAGTAAACTCTTCATCATCCGATTCTGCTTGTGAGTTAGATTTAGCTGGTTCTGATTTAGATTGCGCTGGTTCTTTATTAGCGTTTTGACTAGATTCTACTTGTGCTGGTTGTGAACGAGATGATTGAGATTGTACCGGTTTTGATACACCAAATGTAAAAATATATTGATTTCCTGGTATAAATACATCACTTAAATTTGATTGATACTCAGTATCTTTATATGATACAACATAAAACCCATTTTTATCATCTTTTTGTACACTTGAAAATGGTATATTTATTGAATTATTACTAGTATCAGTTATAGTATAATTATTCTTTGGCATTTCTAATATATAATTTGATATATCTTCACTATTATCAATAAATTCTTGCATACCATTCGTATTACGATTCATATCTTTAATCGTATATTTATATATGAATAATTTATGCATTTTTATAGGTGTTGATGAACCTTCTGGCACTTCTTCAGCATCTTTTGTAAAAAATCTTGAATTATAATTCATACTAGGATATGCTGTATCACTAAATATATTCCTCATCGCCTGATCTCTAGGGATACATATTAATGTTATTTTTTTTGGCATATAATATATTTTCTAAATAAATTTTGATTGTATACTTGAAAAGTATTTTGTAATTGGATTATTTTCTATTCTTTTTTTAAAAATAAATTCATTATTTAATGAATACAATTTATCTGAATAGTCTTTAATATGTTTTGTATAAAAAATAATATCATCACCAATTTCTAATTCATTTGTAATTAATACATTCGTTATGACACCAAGTATTTGATTATTATCTATTTTTTTAATTAATACATTAATATCTTCCTTGATATTTGGATTGATAATAGTAATATATGTAATATTAACAATATTATTTTCTTTCAAATTATTCAATAATGAATCATGTGAAGGTAAATTATATATAACCAATTGTTTTTGAATTATTTCTTCATAATTGTTCATTTTTATTATCTAAATAAAATATTTTTAACATAATATTTTTCAATTTTATGTAATTATGCTTCTTTCTTCTTTCGACCTTTTGTCTTTTTAACAGGTTCAACATCACTCGTTTCTTCTTTCACTTCTTTCACTTTTTTTGCTGCTGTTTTTTTAACTTTTGGAATTAATTCTGTTTCAACATCTTTTTCAATTTCTTCTAATTCTGGTTCTGGTTTAGGTTCTGGTTCAGGTTTAATTTCTTTCTTTTTTGGTTCTTTCTTTACCTCTTTCTTTAATTCTTTCTTTACATCTTTTTTTGGTTCTTTCTTTTCCTTTTTTGTTTTTTCAACAATCTCATTATCACTTAATTCATCTTTATCTTCTGATTTATCATCTTGCATATGACGTAGACTCGTGATTTTATCACGAATTAATGTAAATCGTTGAGTAATTAATTCTAATTTTTTTGATAATTCATTTGCTTCTTTTGCTTCTTTAATATAAATATCAGTTAAAACATTAATATCATCAATAGTATCAATATCATTATTTGGATTCTCTGTTACTTCATTTTTATTTGCTTCCATTTTATTTTATTATTATTTATATTTTATATTAAAAAATTTACTTTTCAATTTTATTTATTTTTCTATTATATGAATATATCTCATATTATACTATTCAATATATTAATAATAATAATTATTATAATTGTAACAAATATACCTATATATGTATCAAAAAATAAAAATTATAATAAAGAAACATTGAATAATGATGTAAAAATAACATTAAATAATGATATTATTAATACTAATGATATACCAATTAATGATATCTCATATGATAATGAACTAAATTATGTAATACCAGATAAAGAAGTTATATATAATCAAAATGATTTAAATCGACCAAATAGTGAATTACCACATCAAGAAACAAATGACGAAGATTTAGAATTAAAAGTTGATCAAAATAATATATTAGTAAATACAACAGGTGACACTCCAATAGTATATTCTCTTGATGAATTAACATATACTGAACAAACACCATCGGAATTACAAAATTTATCACCATCAATTAAACCATTAGATGCGGGTTCTGGTGTTATTACGATTGATGTAACTCAACATAATAATAAATTATATAAATTAAAAAGTTTACGTTAAACTCTGTTTAATCTAGAATTAATTAGCGAAAATGTTAATTGTACATCTAAAATAGCTTTGCTATTTTAGATCTAGAATAAATTCGCATAGCGAATTAATTATACATATCCAATTTCTCCTCTTTCTTCTTTTGATTTTTCTTTAATTCATTAAAACCATTTACAATATCATCTTTATCAAAAATCTTACGGAATTGAATTGATTTACCAAATACTCTTTTTGCATGCATCATCTTCATTTGAAAAAACAATGTTTCAATATCACCACCATAATTAGGTAAGTATTCTTTATTATTATCAATGAATTTATCTAATAATTTACTAAATTCACTATCAATACTATAATTTTCTTTATTAATTTTATTTTTAAGAATTAAAGTTAATTCAGTACCTGTATATTTAGGAATTGAATATCGAAATGGAAATCTTCTTTGAAGACCACTGTTATAACTAAAAAAGTTGGATTCCAATGAATCTGCATATCCAGCAATAATACAAATAAATTTATCACCATTCTCTGATAAATTTTGATTTAATGTATTAATACACTCTTTGGAAAATGGATCATCTGCTCCCAATGAATATGCTTCATCTATAAATAATACACCACCAAAACACTCATTGATTAATTTTTGAGTTTTAACTGCAGTGTGACCAACATATTGACCAACAAAATCACTTCGTTTTGCAATTTTAAATTTAAATTTTTCATTATTTGTTTTTGCTTTTTCTTTTTCTCTATTGTTCATTAATGATGCAAATAATAAATTTATAGGTTTATCATTATCGATATCTTCATTCTCAATATGTTTGTTTTCTGTATTTGTATTAATACACTTTAATTCAAAATATATTTTACCTAAAATTTTACCTAAACATGTTTTACCTACACCAGGAGGACCTTCAATAATAGTATGCAACATGTGTGTATATTCAAAATCTTGTAAAAAATACATTAACTGATTTGCTAATCCAACTTTAATGTCATCCATTCCAACCATTTCATCTAATTCAGTTAAATATGGAACAATATTATTTAATTTTTGAAGATTAATTGAATACTTTGTATTTGGTTCAATTACATATTTTTTAGATAATGTAATCAAATCTTTTATATTTCTAATTTCATCTGTAAAAATAATCTCTTGAAATTTTTCTGGTTCAATTTTTATCGGCTCTTCTACTTCTGGTTTAACTTCTGCAGTCTCTTCATTCTCAGTATTATGTCTCATTTTATTATGTAATGCATGTTCTGTTTTTGCAATAATTTCAGACAATTCTAAATTTGGTGACAACGTTGGTGAAGCTCTAATAATACGTACCATATTTACATTTTGATCTGGTGAATGTATATTTCTTGTAACAGGTTCCGTAAAAGTATAAATAATTGATGTTTCATTTTCCATATCTGATTCATCATTTTTATAATTTTTATCATCTCTATCATTTTTTAATATTCTATTTATTTTATTATGTTCATCTTCAGAAATTGGATGAATTGTTTCATTATCAGTCGGTGAATATCTTGATGGCAGAGGTGTACATCCTCGTGGTAAGGGTGTATATCTATCATGATTATCACTTGTTGTAATAGGTTTATCAAGTGAATATTTATTAATCATATCATGTGCCTTGTTTACATCTTGATAACTACTAATTGAATGAAAATGATTAATATTTATTATTTTATTTGGTTGATTATTATTTTTATTCTTTTTATAATTTTTCTTATGATTAAATGGAGTATAATCAGTCTGATTCATTTTATGGGAAGAGTTATTTGTATTACTCATACTTTTCTATAATATTATTTTCAATTTTTATTTATATCCAATTTATAAATAAAATAATGACTTAAAATATATAATACTTTATATATTATGACTTATACATATAGATTATACACAAGTAAAACAATTGGTATATTTGAAAATAAAGATGATGCAATTAATTTATTATTTCATATACCAAACTCTAGAATTGAAGTATTCCAACATTTAACTCCAATTGGAATATACACATTAAAAAATAATACTTTATTTTTAAATGATTTACAAATCGAATTAGAAGGATTTATGAAAAAATGGTATTCAAATGAGGAAGAATTAAATTTATTTATACCATTAACACAAACTGAAATTACTCCTGTAAATAATTTACCAAATAATCCCGATGAATTATTAAAACATATTCAACAATTAGAAGAAGCAACTAAATTAAATGAAAATATAATAAATGAATATAAAAATAATGTTGATGATAAAAAAGAAACATTTCATAATAAAAAAATTATGTTTGATAAAGAAAAAAAGAATTTAGATAAAGAAAAAGAGAATTGGTTTCAACTAAAAAGCAAATTAGAAGCAGATAAAAGAGTTTATTTTATTATTAAAGAACAACTAGATGCCGGAGAATTAACCGAAGATTCAATTCCTGTATTATTTCAAGATAAATATCCTATATTTTTATATATGGATAATAATAAATTAATATATAATGATGATACACTTTTTACTGAAGAAATTAATAATTATTTAATGGTTTTACCAAAATTTAAAAAAGAAAATGTAGCTGAATCTGAATCTCAATTAACAACTTATAATGATTTATTTTCAAGTAGTGATCCATTATATGCTCATAAAAAAAATACTGAAACAAGTATTAATTAATTTACTCTTTCCATACTCGATATGTATTTATATTTGTTCGTTTACTTACTATTTCATTTTCCTGGGAATCATTCATATCTAATGCATCTAGTACATTCGCATCCACAAATGAAAATTTTTTCGCAACATTATTTTTTACTACTTCAACTTTACAGTTATGATGATATTTTTCAATATCATCATTTTTATTATTTGTATTTTTAAATGATGATAATTCTAAATACATTTGATTAATAACAAACTGAATTGTATTAATCTGTTTTAATATTTTATATATCTCTTGTTCTAATACAAATGATGTACTATTTTTACATTTCTCTAAATAACAAATTGTCATTACAATATCATGCTGTACTAAATTATGAATATAATGAGGTGCACAACATTTTCCTTTTTTATTACCATAATTTATTTGACAATTACCACGATGAGGACAGAAATCATACGTTCTTTTAACTAACTCTCCTGTAAATTCTTTATTTATTTTTGGTAATTTTAATCGGTTTGCAAGTATATTTGATGATTTACTAATCCATGTTAATAATTTAATATATTTATGAATATTATCATTTTGAATTTTATATTGTTGTATATGTTTACTAATATATTGAATCAAAAAATATTCATTATCTAATAATAATAAACTATTCATTGAATCTGTTGGTAATATATTTACAATTTTATTTACTTCATCTATCACATCTTCATTATCAACACTAAAGTTTGTTCTATAATCTAATTTTTGATAGACTTTATCATCATAATAATCAACAGAAGAAATTATTGCATTTTGTCGATATTTACTTTCAAGATTAATAATTGTACTATTGTGACTATCAACTGATTTTACCCAATCTAAATTCATTTTATTATATTTAAATATATGTATTTAAATAGTTTAAAAAATTAACTAAATATTGTTAATAATTGATATTTTATATCTTCGTCTATAATATAGAATGGCAAAACCAACTGCCCGACTAAGTTCATATAAAGGACCGAGACCAGAATCAACATATCAATCAAAATTAACAGAAGGTGAAATAGAAGAAAAATTAAAATTATATAAAAAAATAGAAAAATTAGAAGAACTTGCAAAAATACCATTAGGTACACATATTCGATACTATTCTATAGTTAAAGATAACAATAAAAAAATAAAAAAATTTAGATTAGGAGGATTTTTAGAAAATAAAGATAACTATGATAAATATATTATTTTAACAAATAAAAATTTATCATGGTCAGTAGATACACAAAATTCTATATTATATCGTAAATTTAAAGATGAAGAAATAGAAAAAACACAAAAAAAATTAGTAACTCAGACTGAAGCTGCAGATGATGAATTACGTAAATTTAAAGATAGATATTCTAAATTAGAAAAAGCATATTTTGAATTAACAGATAAATATACTAGACTTAAAGAAAAATATGAAAAAACAAAAACAAATACAATTAGATAATAATAAAAAATATAATTTAATATTAATGGATGAAAATAATATTAAATTATTACTTATGTGGTATCAGAAATGTAAGTTATTTTATAATTGTCATCGTGATACATCTCATTACTTTATTAATTTAAATAGAGCATTAGAAGTACCTATAATTATAATTCATGTATTTAATACAACATCTTTATTTACTACCTATCAAAATATATATGCTATATATATATTATGTATTGCAATATTATCATTGATATCAACAATTTTAAATGCATTACATACATATTTTGCTTTTAATATTCATGCAATTAAACATAAGCGATTAATGATTGAATATTCTCGAATTATTCATTCTATTGAAAAAATTATTATTTTAATTAAAAATAATAATAAATATAAAGTAGACCAAACAATGATTGATTCGATATTAACTTTAATTGAACATGCTCGTGAAGAATATGTTCATTTTCCTGAATTTATCTGGAATAAATATAATATAAAATTCCAAAATAAATTAGATAATTTAGATATTACAACATCTGATTCAATAGATATTATATTAAAATCAATAAAAGAACACAACATATCAGAATTAATAAATGATTCAATGAATAGTCCAATTATAACTCCAAAATATTCAAATGTTGAAATTATTACATACAATGATAATAATAATAATAAAATTACAGAATTACATATTTAGATTATCGAATAATCTTATAAGGATCCGTTTGTGTGATTATACGCATTTTGCAACAATAACGTAAAATTCCCATACTTTCAATTAATTCTTTTCTTTTTACGATTTTTTCTTGTTCAGATAATTTTGGATCTGTCATAATTTTTTCACTTTTAATTTCATAATCAATTTCAATATCACCTAATACTTTACCACAAGTAGGACATACTAAATATTTCATTCTATATATTTATCTATATATTAATACATATTATTTATACTTTATTTCAATTTTTATTTTATACATATTCTATATGGGAGAATCTTTAGATCAAAGAATAACAAATTTAAAAAATATTATAAATAAATATACTCAAATTGATCAGCAATATATTGCTGATCAATTATCTAATCTAATAAATATAAATTTTCGTGGTGTTGATTTTGCTCTTTCATATCGTGATTTAAATACTGATACACGTCTTAAAAATTATTTATCAGATCCTGTATATTCAGGTATATTAAAAATTATATCTGATTTAAAAGAATATCGTGCCTTAGAAAAAGTATTATATCAAAAAGGAAAATTAAATACACCTTCCAATAGTTCAACAGATGTTTCATTATTAGCCATGAGTGATAGTAGAAAATCAAATACACAGATTGGTGCCGATGGTCTTAATCCAAATGATCCTAATAATAGTCAATTTAATGCAAAATTTAATAGTCAATTTACACAACAACTTACACGTAATCGAATAGATCGTATGCAAACAGAAGAAAAAAAATTACAATATTTAGTTGATAATGAACCGCCTCCAGCTAAAAATGTAAAATTATTACATCAAATATCTATACAAGAATTTTCTGATAATTTATCAAATAGTCTTGTAACATTATTTAAACAAATATATACGTTTGATATAAATGGTTTAATGAATTCTCAAGATAATTATATTTATTACGGTGTTATATTTATATTTATATATATTGTATTAAAATTATTATGGGAAGATATTACTAGTATTTAATTAATAATATAAATCAATCAATGATTTTTTATCGCCCATAAAATGAGAAATATACATTTCATTATTATTTATATCAGCATCTGCTAATATCTTATGTGAATATACCTTTGTATATTGTATATATTTATTATATATATATTTATTATATGCACCTTGTTCATATGTGATACCTGCCCATTCACCATCTGTTTGCCATTTATCATTTATTTTTTTCCAATCATTTGGATTAAATTTATTCCACCAATCAGTCATAATCTTTTTACCTATTATATTATTCTTTACAAAAAATACACCAACACATTTAACATAATGTATTGGTATTGATATATCCTTTAAAATATTGTTATTTATAAAATTAATACTATTTATAAAATAATATATACTATTAGCTAAATATATATTTTGTGTTCTTTGATCTGGTGGATCACATGATATATAAAAACTATCATGATTATTAATATATGATGATAATTTTTTATTTTCATCTGAAAATACTGCATCTGTATCCATCCAGATAAAACCTTTATATTTATTATATGCATCATTATGCATCATATCATATATAATTTTAACTTTTACCCAATATGGTGGATACATATCATAATTTTTAGATATATAAATATAATCAATATTATTGTTATTACAATATAATTTATTTTTATTCATTAATTTTTGAAAATTAGTATTTGTTAAATCTCTATTGTCATATTGAATTACAATCCATTCATTATTATTAATAATATATGGTAAATTTATTTTAGAAAAAGTATAATGTAATATAATAATAAAAAATATAAATATATATATTTTTATCATATTATTATACTTACATAATTAATTTACTTTTTGATAATATTTGATTTAATTCTTTAGTTAAATCATTTAATTTATATACTGATGTTATACGATCATCTAATGTATGTTCAAATGTTATAAATGTTTCTATAATATCTTTTTTTTGGTATTGTAAATTTTCTTGTAATATTT